CGGATCTGCTGCGATATGTGAAGTCTCCGCAGCTCCGCCTCCTTCGCGCTCAACCTTCTTCTGGTCCGTCATAAAACACCTCGATCATCCCCTTGGATCATGTCTTAAGCGGTGTCTCAAAAAACTCTAGGGCGGGGGATCAGCCCACAGGGCAATGCCGTGATGCAAGACTTGCTTGGTCAGCTCGAAGATATGGCCGCGCAAGCTAAGGGCCCTCAGCGCGCTTGGGACCTGCCGCCTGGCACAACATGGGAAGACATGACGATCCGCTTCACAGCGGTAGCTTGGATCAACGTTTCCGTTGGCGGTGTCACCCGTGCCTTTGACCCTGATGCCTTTGGCTTGCGGAACACCAAGACTCAGGAAACTGCCTTTAAAGAGGCGTGGAAATTCTTCTTGGAACTCGGCGCCCACAGTGGCCTGCATGCGGTGCACTGCGCGAATTCGAAAGACACGCAGCTCCTGCAGAAAAATAAGCAGACCTTATCCAGGGCATTGAAGAAAGCCTTTGGGCTAGAGGGAGACCCAATTCCCGTCGTGAAAGGGGAATACGTGACAAGGTTCGTCCTAAGCGCAGACGATCTACGCCAAGGGCGCCAAGGACAGACCTTAACGAAACTTCGCTGAGCACAGACGAAAAAATCTCAAAATATTTCCAGATCTCAAGCCGCTGAAATCACGATGATTTTGGCGGCTTCTTTCTTGTGCGGGCCGCCATTCCAGGCTTTCAGACGAAATTTCGCCGGAGCCGGGTATTCGGGCCCTCGAGCCCGTCCACCTGGACGAAGGCGAATACCATGGAGCATCTCAACGCACTGATTGACCCCGCATCGCGCATCAATCGCAACATCAACATCCGCGCCGCGCGCTTGTCGCATTCCGGCGCCGCCCCCGGCCTCGATGCCGAAGACATCGCACAAGAACTCAGGGAAGAGGTTCTGCGGCGCGCCGAACAGTTTGATCCCGAGCGCGCCTGCTTTGACACCTTTGTCGACCGCATCCTCAAAAACAGGATCGCGGATCTTGCACGGCAAAGTCAGGCCGCAAAGGCCAGCCGCAAGACGCAGTCCTTCGAAACACCGATCTTGGGCAAGAACGGCGAGGAAGGCCTGACCCTTGCCGATACCTTGAGTGAGATCTCTCCCACTCACGGCGTCGATGATTTTGCAGCCCACCATGGCGCGGGTCTGAAGAGTGACGTCGCCACCTTTCTGGCATCCCTTTGCCCCAGCTCGCGGCGCATCGCCATCGCTGTGAGCCAAGGTTCAGTGTCGGATGCAGCCCGGATTTTGGGCCTACACCGCAGCACAATCTACGAGCGCCTCAGCGTCATTCGAAAAGCCGCCATTGCCATGGGGCTCGACGGGTATTTCGAGGCAGCGCCCCGACAGTTTGCGCCCCGCGTCGGTAAGTAGGGCCAAGAGAAATTCACTAAACATGCCGGGCCTTCGGGGAAATGCAATACCCTTGGGGAAACACCTCGACCGCAAGCTCCAGGGCGGCGTCGGGCCCGGCAGTTGTCACCCTAATGACGACCCCGGAGCATGACGAAACAGGAGCTGGATGATGTTCACATCACCTCTGAAAAAACTCCGCCAGTCCACCTGGCTCAGCGCTCTCCCGGACACGATCGCAGTCCCTGCCATTGGCGGCAGGCTCGCCCGCAATCTGCCCATTGAGCGCGCTACTCTCGATCAAATCGCCTTTGCGCTTCTGCCCTTGGAGCAGGAACGCCGCGCGATTGGTCAAAAAATCATGGCCCTCGAAGAGATCATCACGATGGCCCGCAAACAGGGGGCACTGGGCGCCGATATCGCACTAACCGCTGCCGCCCAGGAATTGGAGGTCCGCCAATGATGAGCCCAAACACACCCTCATCGTTTCGCATCATCACCGCAGATGAGCGTTTGAAAGAGTCCCGCGGCATCAAAGGGGTTCTCACCGGCATTTCCGGGATTGGCAAAACCAGTCAGCTTTGGACCCTCGATGCGGACCGCACGCTCTTCGTCAACCTCGAGGCCGGCGAACTGGCTGTCCAGGGCTGGCCCGGAGACGAAGTCCGCGTCCGTGACTGGGAGCGCGCCCGTGATCTTGCGGCCTGGATTGGCGGCCCCAACCCGGCAATGCGGGATGATCAGGCCTATAGCCAGAAAGACTATGACCGGGTTTGTCGCCTCTTTGGCGACCCAAGCCTGCTGGACAAATACGACACGATCTTCGTGGACTCGATTTCGGTCGCCTCTCGCATTTGCATGCAGTGGTGCAAGGGCCAGCCGCAGGTACAATCCGATCGCAACGGCAAGCTCGATCTGCGCGGCGCCTATGGCCTGCTCGGCCAGGAAATGATCGGCTGGCTGACCCATCTCCAGCATACGCCGCGCAAAAACATCTGGCTCGTCGGGCTACTCGACAAAAAAGCTGATGACTTCGGCAAAACCTTTTTCGCACTGCAAGTCGAAGGATCCAAAACCGGCCTTGAACTGCCTGGGATCGTCGATGAGGTCATTACCCTCACGGAAATCCAGCCCACAGAGGGCAAGGCGTATCGGGCCTTCGTGTGCACCACGATAAACCCCTACGGCTATCCGGCCAAGGACCGTAGCGGGCGATTAGGGACGACTGAAGAGCCCCATCTTGGGCGTCTGATGTCGAAGATCCGAAACGGTCAGCCCACCACGAATGCACGCGCTTTGACCTTCGACATGCCGTCAGAGGCCGACGCCATTCCCACCCAGACACAGACGCAAGGAGCATAAGACATGGCAAGCGATATGGATTTCAATGGCGCTGACGCCCAAGACGCCGCTTTTGACCTCATCCCGGCCAATACTCTGGTCAAGGTCACGATGATCATTCGCCCGGGTGGCGCTGGCCCTGAAGGCTGGTTGACACAAAGCCAGGCGAGTGCCGCACAATACCTCAACACCGAGGCCATTGTGATGGAGGGGCCATTCGCCCGCCGGAGGATTTACACGCGCATCGGCTTCCGTGGCAAAGGCGTGGATGCCAGCGGCGTCGACAAATACGCCAACCGGGGCCGCGCCCTCATCAGGGGCATTCTCGAGTCCGCTCGGGGCATCAAGGCCAATGACCAGTCCGAGGCTGCACGCGCAGCCCGTCTGATCCGCGGCTTGGGCGATCTCAACAGCCTCGATTTTGTGGCCAAGATCGGCATCGACAAAAATCGCGATGAGCCTGACGAACCCGGCCGCAATGTCATCAAGGCTGCTGTTGGGCCAGAGCATCGCCAATATGCTGAGATTATGGGCGGGCAGCCAGCACCGATCCAAACGCCTATGGGAGCGCCGCAGGGCTACAGCGGTGGCTTGGTTCAAGACCCTTACGCGGGGTCTGATACCGCCTCTGATGGCGGCGCACCCTTCTGGGCACGGTGAGGGAGGCACGCATGATCCCTCGTGATTATCAAAGGGCGGCGGTTGACGCCGCCCACAATAAAACAGCCGAACATGGCAACACGATGCTTGTGCTTCCGACCGGCGCAGGAAAGACGGCTATCGCAGGCTTTTTCGTCGGTGAAGAGGCAGAGCGCCAGCGCGACGCGAAGGTTCTTGTCCTCCAACACACGGATGAACTCATCGAACAAAACCGCGCTGCAATTTCCCGTATCTCGGGTCTGCCATCCTCCGTTGTCAAAGCAGAGCGCGATGAATGGGGTGGGCAGCTTGTCTTTGGCAGCGTGCAGACGCTGGCGCGGGCCAACAGGCGCGACGCGATGCCGGCTGTCTCGCATCTCATCATCGACGAGTGCCACCGCGCCGCCGCGACCAGTTATCAATCTGTCATCGACCATGTTCGCGCCTTAAACCCGCAGGCAAAACTGCTCGGCCTGTCCGCAACCCCGGGGCGCGGCGATGGGCGCAGTCTGCGCCGCACATTTAGCAATGTCGGCTACCACCTGCGGATCGGCACGCTGATTGCCCGCGGACTTCTGGTGCCGCCGCGCACCTTCACAATCGACCTTGGCATCGATGATGAATTGGCAGGGCTTGCCAGCACGGCCGGTGATTATGACATGCGCCAAGCGGACAAGGTCTTGAACAGGTCTGTCCTGAACGAAGCTGTGGTTGAGCATTGGAAAAACAAAGCGTCTGACCGGCGTACGATCTTTTTCTGCGCCACCGTGGCCCATGCCGAAGCCGTGGCAGAGGCCTTCATGGCGGAGGGTGTTTCTGCTGCCGTCATATCGGGCGATATGCCCGGCGCCGAGCGCAGCGATCTCATCACGCGTTTTGATCGCGGTGACATTCAGGTTCTCGCCAACTGCATGGTTCTGACGGAGGGTTTTGACAGCCAGCCCGTGGGCTGCATCGGCATACTGCGCCCGATGTTGCACAAGGGGACATTCATCCAGGCCGTCGGCCGAGGCCTCCGCCGTGTTGATCCTGAACGCTACCCTGGCATCATCAAGACCGACTGCATCGTCCTGGATTTTGCCGGTGCGGCGCTTCGGCATGGATCTCTCGAGCAGGATATCTCGCTTGATGAGGATGAACCCCCAGCGGGCGCACAGCCTTGGAAAACCTGTCCCTCTTGCGAGGCGGAACTGCCCCTTGGCGCTTCGATCTGCGATTTTTGTGGCCACGAATTTGCGCGCACCGTCAGCGAAGCGCAGGTTCTGACCTCGTTCGAGATGACAGAAATTGCCCTGCTGGATCGGTCACCATTTTCCTGGGTCGATCTACACGGTGACGGTCAGGCCCTGATGGCCAGTGGATTTGAGGGATGGGCGGGCGTTTTTCACGATGGAACACTCTGGCACGCGCTCGGACGGCCAAAGCACCGCCAAATTCGCACATTGGCTGTCGGAACGCGTATTCAGGCTCTCGCGGCAGCGGATGACTTCCTCCGAGAAACCGAAACCAGCAGTGCGGCTGCCAAGAGCAAGCGCTGGATCAACGATCCTGCCAGCCTGCGTCAGGTCGAGCTTCTGCACAAAGCTGGGCTCACCGCCAGTGGACTAGACTTCGGTCTCTCAAAATATGCCGCCAATTGCCATCTGAACTTCCGCTGGAACCAGGCCGCAATCAAAGCAGCAGTCATGCAAGACCTGCCTCGGAGCGCGGCATGAACCGACCCAACCCGCTTCATCCCGACCGCATGACGGCGCATGAGCGCCGCACCGAACTCTATGGTCTTCTGGCCAAGGCGGTCGTGCGCCTTAAACTGCGCGATCGCGACAATCTATCCCAGAATACTGGAGATAGTTCGCTACACTTCCTGCCCGAACAGAGCGGTACTGCAACTCCAACTCAGAGGAGATCTGCATGACCACACAAGACCCCATCCTGGCACGCTTGGCTGCGCTGAAAGCCATGTCCGTCAATGACCTAAAGACCGAATGGCAGGTGCTGTTTAATGCGCCTGCCCCAAACAACAGCCGCACCTTCTTGGAAAGCCGCCTCGCTTATCGCATCCAAGAACTGACCTATGGCGGCTCCGATAAACAAACCCGTCGCCTGCTGGATCTCTTGGCCGACGAAGTTGAGGGCACCCTTACGCGCAAGGCCCAGATTGCTGACCCACGCAACCCCGTGGTGGGTACCAAACTCATTCGCGAATGGGACGGCACCGCCCATACGGTGACCGTGTTGAAAGACGGCTTCGATTGGGGCGGGCAGCGCTACAAGTCGCTGTCGGCTGTTGCCCGCGCCATCACCGGCACACGCTGGAACGGCTATCGCTTCTTTGGGCTGCGTGAGCGGAAGCGGGGTGAGGCATGATGGACGTGCCTGCAAAATCAGTCCGCCGCCTGCGCTGCGCCATCTACACCCGCAAGTCGAGTGAAGAAGGCCTCGAGCAAGAGTTCAACTCGCTTCACGCGCAGCGGGAGGCTTGCGAGGCCTATATCGCCAGCCAGAAATCCGAAGGCTGGGCCTTGGTGCGTGACCAATACGATGATGGGGGCATTTCAGGTGGAACATTGGAGCGCCCAGGCCTGCAGCAGTTGCTTAGGGACATTGAAGATGGGCTGGTCGATGTGGTCGTCGTCTACAAAATCGACCGCCTCAGCCGCTCACTGATGGACTTTTCTAAGCTGGTAGAGGTCTTCGACCGGAACGGGGTGACCTTTGTCTCCGTCACGCAGTCGTTCAATACGACCACCTCCATGGGAAGGTTGACGCTGAACATTCTCTTAAGCTTCGCTCAGTTCGAGCGTGAAGTCACCGCTGAGCGCATTCGCGACAAGGTGAAGGCCTCGCGCATGAAGGGCATGTGGATGGGCGGCTATGTGCCTCTCGGTTACGATGTCGTCGACCGCAAACTGGTGGTGAACGAAGAGGAAGCTGCCAATGTCCGCATGGTGTTTGAACGATTTGTGGAGATAGGATCCGCGACCGTTCTGGCCCGCGAGTTGCGCAGCAATAGGTTCCGCAGCAAACAAGGTACGCTTGTCGATAAGGGCTACATCTATCGGATGCTGAGCAATCGCGTCTATCGCGGAGAAGCCGTCCACAAAGGTACGTCATATCCCGGTGAGCATGAGGCCATAATCGACGCGCGGCTCTGGGAACAGGTGCATGACATTATGGGGGAAAGCCCCCGCAAGCGCGCCAACAACAGCCGGACGCAAACGCCTGCGCTGCTCAAGGGGTTGCTCTTCACCGCCACCGGTGCAGCCATGACGCCCTCCAGCACCAAGAAAGGCACGCGTCGGTATCGCTACTATGTCTCCATGGATCTTCTGAAGACCCGTGAGACACCCGAAGATGGCATCCCGAGGCGCTTGCCAGCCGACACTGCCGAGACTGCCGTCATCACAGAAATCCGCCGTGTTCTGCGAACGCCGGAAACCACGGCGCAGGTTATTGCCGCGCTGGACCGCGACGACATCTCTGAGAAGGATGCAATCGAAGCCCTGCAGCACTTCCCCAAGCTTTGGGATCAGCTCTTTCCGGGCGAACAGGCGCGCATCATCCAGCTCCTTGTCCGCCGCGTCACCGTGACTGCTGAAGGCCTTGTCATCGACTTGCGCACCGACGGCATTTCGGGCGTCATGCGAGACATGATGGTTCCGCGCCAGCTTGAGGCCGCAGAGTGA